GGCAAGTATCAAACTGAGTTCCATAAGAAGATGTACAATAAAACACTTGCACCCCCCCCTGAAACGTCCGTCTCAGACGAATAGTGACACTTTCTTATTTAAAGCCGAATGAATTTATTTCCTTAAGAGCTGATTTAGTCTTACCACCTTCTTGGGCGGCTTTAGTGATCGCAGGTAACAATTTACTGGCGGCGGCTTGGATGTACCAGGGTTGGGAAGAAAGTTCTTTAGTCATGCTATGAATCAAAGAAAGCTGCGTACCCTCCTCGCTACTGCCAATCTCCTTGGACGCGGCACTCATTGCACCAGCCCAGAACTTTTTAAGGTTCTCACGCGCTTGTGGAAGCATAAATTCCTCATAATCAACTAACATCTGTTCTCTTATCTTAGCTGTTATCGGTTCCATTGATAAAAGGAGGGTTTCGTCGCTTTCAGTAGATCGTAACCACTCTTCAATACGCATCTGGGTACGTAAGGGCACCCAGTAAGTGTAAATTATAAAATAAAGTATGAAACTTGTTAAAGCAAATAAATAAAAAAGTTCGTCTGTCATTATAGGTGCTCCTTAATCCAGTCTATACTAACGGATCGTCCTTTCTGTAGCATACAAGATTGAATCCAGGGAATAGCCACAAACAGATTATAGGGAACAGGAGTTTTTGCATAAAAGTCTTTAGCATTTTGTTCACAATCTTTCAATGCTTGGAGATATGCGCTTAACTCCTCTGGCAAAATATCATCCTTAGTAGGTATTTCGTCCTTAATCTCGTTTATGAGATCTCTAAGTGTGTCAGGGATTTCACCAATGACGCTAACCAAGGCTTCTATCATTTTCATAGCATCTTCTATTGAATGGTAAAGAGAAGCTAAAACAACCGGTTTGGGTACATTCAAATCTAATGTAGGTATCGGTTCTGCGATCGCTATTAATTTAGAAACAGCATCCGCCCTGGAATCAATTTTAGAAAGTCCTAACCAGGCACCAAAGATTACAATAGGTTGGATAACTGGGGTAATTACTTCTATAATATGAGTCCAATCTATCTTGGACATTACCTCATCAAACTGACTTTTCTTCTTAGCCATTGTAGGATCTTAATCTGCAGTTTGGAAAGTCTGACCTGTAATAAGAGCAGTGGTCATCCCAGTCGTACTAGTAGAAAAAACAACTAATTTAACCTCTGTATAAGGTGGGATTATGATCGGATAGGTTGCTTCAACAGGATTATCTACTGAAGTACCGTCCGTCATACTTTTGAATCGTGCCACGTCGCCACCGTTAAATGTTAAAGTAAAAGCTGTGGTTGTACCCCCAGCCACACCCCCACCATTATTTTCGATACCACCTACACAAGTGATAAAACCTACAATTAATTTATTGCCCGTCCGAAATTCCATAAGGGTTTGGTTACTGGTCGCAGCCTGCACAGCGCCACTATAACAGTAACAACGATCCAAAACATACTCCATTAAGAGTGATGGACCTGTGAAACTTCCGCCTACTGGATTCCCAGCACCGCCTACACCGCCGCCTAATAGAGCCATAAGACTCCTAAGCTGAATAAGTGATAGAGATACTTACGTCGCAAGTTTCGGCAGTTGTGACACTGGCCGAAAAGTCAATTTGGTTTCCAGAAATAATATCAAAGAGCCCGTTAGAGTTCTCCATTACTACTGGTTGACCATCGTTTCCACCAAGCGGACCGGCTGCCTGGTTAGACCATCCTGGACCACTGAAAATCTGCTGGACGGAAACCCCATCCCCGGCAAATTTGAAAATACTGATCCCATCTGTCGCTGAATCTTGCTGCGGTGTACAGCTTAAAGAGATCCTTACCACTTTCGACATTCCTTCTGGATTTGTGGTGCTCTGGCTACTCCCCATAAGGGAGCTCAAATTTACGAAAGTCCCAGCCGTAAAGCTCTGACCTGCGAGCGTGTATGTACGCGTCTGTAGTCCTGACATGTGTGTGTTTTTCTCCTATTTAGATTTTAAAATAATGCTTATCAGTTCCAAGCTTTACGTTTGGAAACCATTTCCTGGCAATTCCACCGGCTGTGGCCATAATTATGGCGCTTGACAAAATCGCTTTGCCACTGGTAGAGGTGGTTAAACCTACTGCATTTTTGCTTAATGAGGTAAGCGCGCTGCTAAGTTTTCCGTCTAGGGCTTTCCCTACAACATCGTTTGAATTTAGATATTGAGCGACAGATAACCCAGCCCCCAGGCCCGTAATACTCGGGTGGGGCATAGCTTTTCTTCGATACGATCTTCGTCTGGCCATTTTTCTCCTTGGTGCTGCCCTTCGGGTTCGGGTCGTTCGCTTAGGTGTAGCTCGCCTACGCGTCATGGACATACGATAGGACTTTTCCGAAATAAGTTTGCCGTCGCGAAAGAACATCTTTCGCCCACTGGCGCCTTTTCGGGTATAGAGACCTTTTCCCTTGGGCATTAATACTCATATATGAGTAGCTACTTAAATGTGAAGGGCGGAAATCATCCAGGATACAAAAAAATACAGATCTAAAGCTCTGAGAAACACGAAACATACAGAGTTTCAACACCAGGGAACAGAAAAAAAGCATAATATACTAGTAATATATAGTATATACTAAGAATATAGGTATAGCGGACTCCATTTTTAATTAAGTATATATTTTTTTGTTTGGGGCATCACAGGTACCACTATTCTTAGTATATACCGTATATATTAAATACCCCTATTCAATGTGTTACCAGGTGTAGAAAGTATGAGCGACAGTTTAGAAAGAGAGATAGTAGAAAAGCTAATTGAGGTTTTAACTCATAGGTTTACAGATATGGGTAAAGACCATAATAGAGTAAATAGTGAATTACTAAAACTAGTAGCCAAATATAGGTCACGATTGGGAGAGGATTCATGGATGCAACGTCAATACAACAAGGGTTTGTTACCATGATTATGTTAGACCTCTTTAGCGGTTCGGGTTCTGCTTCCCAACCTTTCTTGGATGCTGGGTGGAAAGTATATAGATATGATATTGAACCAACTGGCGCCGATGGAATCTTTATTGATCTAAAAGAAAAGATGTTTGTAAACGGATTAATAGATACTTGGAAAAATAAGAAAGTAGACTTAGTATGGTGTAGTCCACCTTGTACCCACTATAGTGATGTCAATCCTCGCTTCCATGATCCTCTCTGGGTTCCCGATACTTTACTATGGAATAATTGTCATAGCATCATCCAAGAAATACAACCTAAGAACTTTGTTATTGAGAACGTAAGAGGTGCACAGAAAACATGGGGTCCTGCAGTTCAACACTTCGGTCCTTATTATCTCTGGGGTGTCTATCCTAAGTTCACTATCCCTGATAAGATTAAACCTAAGCATATAGCATGGGAAAAAAACGGACCCAGGTATACTACAAAGCGTAAGCAGGCCATTGAATCCGCAAAGATACCCTATACTATAGGTTATCACCTAGAACGGGCAATTAGACTCCAGGAGCGTTTTATTGATGGGTAGTTTAAGTTCTGGACGGCATCCTCATTACGGGGGAAAGCTAACCCAGGTGGGATTAAAGTTTCCAACCGCTAGTGGTTGGTTTACTTTAGCAAAACAAATATGCAAATATAGAGAGATCTCTTTTAATGAATGGGTAAGAACGTTAATCATTAGAGAAGTCAAACATATAAAATATACCAAGATGTGGCCCTGTGAATGTACCAATTCAAAGGGGAAAATACAATATAATTTCAAAAGACAACATTATTGTAATTTCTGTGGCAAGTATCAAACTGAGTTCCATAAGAAGATGTACAATAAAACACTTGCACCCCCCCCTGAAACGTCCGTCTCAGACGAATAGTGACACTTTCTTATTTAAAGCCGAATGAATTTATTTCCT